TAAACCGGTAGGGATGAGGTCTCTTTTGACCACTTCCTTCACGGAATAATAGGCAGTTATCGGTTTCATACTTACCCTCGGTGCATTAGCATAGATTAAGTCACCTATGTTAAAGAACCAGTCCACGACGTGCGAGAGTCGGGTTAGCTCCCAACTGAGACCGATGAGATTTTGGATATTAAAACCCAAATCATCCCATAGGCCTCTTACGTACTCGTCAACAAAGACGACCCGTGCATCATAATTCTCATGCATGACGTCAGTCCAGTTGACTCTGTACGCACCTCCACCTGCCGTGAACGCATTAGGAACAGACGCGCTAGCAGTCAAATTGCCAGAAGCTTTCGCTGTATGGCGCTTTGCCTCCAAGCTGTATGTTTCCTCGAGGGCCTTAATTACTGCCTTGACGTCACTTATAATGGGCATAAGCCCATAGCGTAAGCGAAGCCACTCTGCCGAAGTAAAACCGATAACGTCGAAAATATCTCCGACGCGATCGGCACGCACTCCCCTATAACGGGGAAGCCTTTGACCATTACGTCGAAGATTACGTATCAATTTCTGAACGTTTTCTAACGGCGCGATGATCATAGCCCAAGATTTATCGAGTTCAGCTAAGCTCTCAAGGAGATTAGCTTTACCCTTACCTCTTTCGGCCATGGCTTTAAGATGCAACTCCGACAGAAGATTCTCTTTCTCGCGCGCAGTTAACGATTCCGCCATCGCTGGCGGACCGTTAGGCCACACGTTTTGAACGAGAAACGACCCACTATTCTGGTAATAGCTATTAATAGCTGGTCCAGTACAGGTGGTCGCGACGGTAGTTACACGGAAACTGGTCGACCCAGAAATGGACGACTTCGTTTCAGTGATCTGGAGGGGATGCATTGGCAATATATCCCCTCTAGCGCGACGTCTCCAATAGTCATGAGTCACGTTATCAAGTATTACTTTCGAATTTCCGACCCACTTTGCACCTAAGTACCAGGTCGTACCAACTGTGCGATTAGCACAGGAGATAGGATAGGACTCAGTTTTTGCATCAGGGCCGTATTTCTCGGAAGAAGTACTACGAAGACGTGAAAAATACAATGAAGACATCAATAACTCCGACTCGTAGGTAGCATTAAGAGTGTGAAAGGTTGCAAAGCCTCCACACGGTGCAGATTACCGCACCAGAACGTCCCGTCCAAAAGCATGGAATTCGAATACGCCATTCGTTCGGGAAGGTTCCGACAAAAAGCGACGCAAAGCGTCGTGATTATCGGTGCATTCCTGACAACCGCACCCCAATTGGATTTCTCCATCTGAGGGTAAGAGGTCAAGCTGTTCAGAAAGAACAGAACGATCGTGTGGCACATAAGTCTCCCATGTATGGAC